CTCGGAGAAAGCAGTGATCGGTCTAATCTGTAAGTCAGGATTTCCCGCGGATCCAGTAGATCCCATGGGAAAACATGCGTTGTCGTCTGAATTGGGTGCTCCCTCGTAACGAGTAATCTGGAAGCGCCCAAGTGGTCCTGAAAAGGACCCATCGCAGGAAGTATAGACGTACTTCCAGCGAATGCCACCACGGCGCGCCACAAAGGCTGGCGTAAGATAGTTCATCAAAGTCATTCTTGAGAACTCGAAGGTCGCTATGGTGGTGCCTCCTCCTCGATATCGAGGGAAGACTTTGTGGTAAAGTCGCCACAGCCAATGAGATGATTGTGTAGTATCACCAGATGTGTCCGGAGACAAAATCGTCTCGGAATAGCAATATCTCTTAAGCATATCTCGGAAAGTATGAAATGTCTCTCCGAAATAAACGACTGAATTACCGGGCATATCCTTCATTTGCCCTCCTACTTCTTTAGATTCAATATCATGCCCCAAAGGGGCGCTGTCGCTTGGTTGTGCATCCGTAATCGCACCTGACTGTGAAGACAAGTATGAAATTGTTTGCGTACCAACCGTATCTGGGGTGGCAACTTCAAAGTCGTCCCCAGCATCAACAAATAAATTGATTCTAGGAGTGTAGGTATCTCCGGTGTCGGGTCGGACCAACTCGTTTTGTACAAAAATTGCAAAAACGCCATTGGTGTAATCCTCATCATTAGTAATGGGCTCCGTAGTAGGAGCAGCACCATCAACTGGGGTGTGATTTTCATCCGCTAAAGTAGCGCCTGTAACCACATTCTTAACCTCCCTGTAAGCAACAGGTTGATTCCAATTGATAGTAAATTCCATATCAGTCTTCTCTGATATATCCATAACTTCATGATAACCGCCAATCCAATCCAGTGTAGCATTAGTTAATCCTTTCGGATCGTATACTAATCTAATTCTACCCTTGTGGAACTTGGAACAAACAACTTGGACACGCACCTTAATGCTACCACGCCAATACCTGAAAGGTTGGGCGGCAAAACACATAGGTGTCATAACCATTTGATCTTCCAAAGCGATAGTCTGTTTTCCGAATAGTGCGGGAGACACTCTTAAACTTGCTAAGTGCGTCCCTTGCGTATCGG